ACTTTTTTGGGTACTCTGATGAAAGTTGACAAGTTAGCTCCAAAAATTGACAGTGTTTTAAAAAATCGATAGTGTTACAATAGTAGCACACACCAAGGAAGGAATAAACATGATAGACGTTCAGGCGTTTGCAGACCAGATTACTATGCAATTGATGAGTGATTTAACAATAATCAAAAGAACTCAGGACCATGATTTTATAGCTTTGACTTCTCAAAACAGAAGTTTTAGCGCAAGGTGCGGTCAACAGATGGAAAAAAGTATTGTTGAGTTTGATGTAGCAGAAGCAAAGGCGGCGCAAATGTTCGACCCGATTTCTACAAGTTTTATGCTGCAAAAAGACAGAGTGAATAACAATTCAATTTTAATAAATGAGGAGCAGTTGCTAAAAATCTTATCTAAAAGCTAAACTTTACGTTCATGCGCGTGATTAACATATATTAAAAAGGAGTTTTATTATGGCAGAGCAATCACCCTTGGAAAAGCAAATTGCAGAACAAACACTTTCTGACAATGCTATCATCTTTCGCGTACAGACTCATGATTTTGTAGCGTTAACATCACAAAGCCGTAGTGTTTCAGCTCGATTTGGACAGCAGATGGAAAAGCAGGCAGTTGAGTTTGACTACTCGGAAGCAATGGCAGCAAGACCATTCGATCCGATGTCAACTAGCTTCATGTTGCAAAAAGATCGGGTTAATAACAACGGGATTACAGTTAATGAGCAATTCCTTCTTGCGCTGCTGAATGCAAAGCCAGCAGCGTAAATTAAAATAGCCATAATTTACGTTATGGCTATTTTTTTACATAAATTTCAGGGTTTCGTAAACATCCTTTTGTATCTCATATAGCCTTGATTCAAGTTTGTATTTCAAATCATCATCCTTTATTTCTTGCGCTACAATGGTTCTAATAACCGTTACAGACTCCAAAGTCTTTTCGATTAACTCCCTAGCTATGTTCCAATTTAGTAAACCAGATGGCTCAACTTTTTGATCTATTTTTATTGGTGGTATTGGAGCTTCCGCCGTAAAATTTTTAATCATTTTTATTCCTTTCAATGGGGTGTTATCTATCGCGGCTTCAATAGCCGTATTAGCAATTTTTTCCAGAAATGTTGGTGTTGATTGTTCTGGTAATGATTTTTGACATGCTGTTTTATTCATAAAATCTATTACTTTTTGGGCGCCGTTAAGCACGGTGTCTAAACATTTCGTATAGTCATCCCTGATTTTGTCGTTTATTTCTGTAAAACCCATAATTATCACCTTCGTGGTATAATTTATTTAGTAGAAATATTGTAACAGACTTGCTACAACATAACATAATTCGGACATGAGGAGCAAATAAAAATGGAAAATTTTGATCTGCTAACCTTTTCATTCGGCATGATAAATGGTGTACCATGGGGGGTTATAATAGCTCTAATTGTAATTGGATTGATGGGTAGGAGTGCTAAGGATGGCAAAAATAAATCAAGTAAAGCAGCTGATAGATGATTGTGTTGGCGTTTATGGAAGCGTTACAGAATTAGCCAAAATTTTGAATGTCTCAAGGGGTTCGGTCAGCAGATGGCGTAATGGTAAAAATATGCCTTCCGCTGATTTTCTTTTAAAATTACAAAAAATTCATTCAGTCAAGGTGAAAAAATGAGAAAGTCAATAACCATTCAAATTTTTGAAAAACTATTTGATAAGATCCATAAATATTTTTGTTACCATCGGTATTCTTTTTACAAAAATGACATAATCTGTGGGCGTAAAATTGCGGTACATATCTGTATGTTTTGCAGGAAAAAGAAGTATTACGGTTATGGGAATTCTAAGGAAAGAGAGGAAATATTTTCTTAGTGAGCTTGCCGGTTCACTCTTCTCTAATGCCGGTTTTCGTCTTAATTAAAACCCCGGCAAACTCATAAATGTTATGTCATTTATCTGATGGGGTTTCAAGTGGATTTGACTAAAAATGAGGTAATTATAAAACTGGCTAGGGGCGATATTTGGACGCAGCTAAATCAGGCGCAGGAAGAATCAGCGGAATTGATTGTTGCAATAAATCACTATAGACGAGTTAAGAGTAGTGAAAATGTTAGAGAACTTACGAAAGAAATTGCAGATAACATAATTATGCTGAACCAACTTTGCATGATTTTTAATAGAAAAGAAATCGATGGGCATGTTTCAGAGAAATTATTACGGGCAAACGAAAGGATGAAAGACGGTACTCTATGATAGATAATCTTTGGATTGCGATATGTCTGAGCTATGGAGCTTGGTTTTTTTTGCTGATAAAATTATACAAAAATAGGAACGAAATAGATGAATTAAGAGGCTATTTAGTTACGGTCATAACTCAGCAGAATTCTATCAATAGGGCTTTTTTAGATAGGATTGATATCATAGAAAAAAGGCAAAGCATGAGGAGGGTTAAGTAAGTGAGTTATAGCTTGATTCTGAAATTGTTATTGATGGGAATGGTGGCTTATATTGTGTCATGTATTGGATGTAGGATTATCATAAGAATGAATAAAAAGAAGGAATATCAAGGATATAGAGATAATAAATTTTGGTGCACCAAATGCGGAAGGGAACTAACAATGGCACAAACTTTCTATGAAGTTTGTCCATATTGCAACGATAGCTATTCATAACTCACCCGAATAATAAGCAAAAAAATAATTAAAAATAATTTAATTTTTGGTGTTGACAATGCATCAAGTTTGTTGCATAACTACTGCATGGGAGGCAACAAAAACGTTGCACCAAAACGAGAGGGTAGAACGATGCAAACACAATCAAATAGAATTATAAACAGCCTGATAGTTTCTAGGATGAATGAAATAGAAAATATAACAGGTGAATTAATGTGTGATTATAGAGAAGGTCTTGAAATTGAATGCATTGAAGCAATGGATAGCAATAGCGTAGGTGTTAAACATAAAATTCTCTGTAAGTTAAATTCTTTAATCGATCTTTTAAACTGCTAACCTTGAAAGGGTAAAACGATGGAAAAATTCACAGTAACACAGAGTTATTCATTCGATGAAAAATGCTACCAGTGGAAGGTTTTTAGAGTTGATGGTAAATCTTTCAGGGATGGGGTTATTTCTTACAACTTCCCATATAATGAACAGGGCGCAATAGATGCAATAAATTGCAGGAATAAACTTGAGCAAAGGTATGAGTTTTTAGATTGACAGCGCACTAAACTTGGTGCATAACCATATTCAAGACAGCAACAATAATGTCGCAAAGAATGGAGATAGAACGATGAAGGAAGTAACAAAAAAATATATACAAAATGAAGCAGAAAAAATGACTATGGAAGAAATAGTTATTGAACACAATAGAATATTAGAAGGCGCCAAATTAAGAATGATGTTTGATAAACAACAGGCAATCGAAGAAATCAAAGCCGCAATTATATATGATGCAGTATATAGCAAAAAAAAGAGGTTAAAAAATGAACTATCACGGAAATAACAACCAATGCGATATATGCGCGGGGACAATTAAATGTCAATTTTGCGGGAATACAATCCACATTTCGCAGGAAAGCAATGAACTATCTCTGATTAAGTTCCGAGCTTTCGCTAATGAACACAACTTTAAAAGGATTGAATTGATAGGCAAAGAAAGTGAAATGTTTTTCATTCATGTCATTCATGAACTAACAGCAGAATTTATAAATGATTTTATAGTCATGGCGGTTAAGGCAAACAAGGAGTTAGCAGGAGGCTATCCGTTCCATTTTTCTGTTGGATCATTCCGGCAAATGCTGGGTGATGTAAAGGAAATTTATAGTTTGCAACTAGCAACTGAATTTGATAAGTATAACAAAATTGTTGCATATAGATTGGGTGAAAATGACGGAACTAACGGAATTAAGAAAGAAGATTCATAATAGGAAAAATATGCTAAAAAATTGTGATGAACAAAAGAAATTGATAAAAAAAGCAATCTTACATCTTGGCTCTATTAATGCCGTAGCGGATAGGCTTGGGGTATCGAGGAATACGATAGCAAGATGGGCAGAAGGAAAGCATATCATGCGAAGTGATTTCATGTTGGAGATTTTAAAATGGATAAAAAAATAGAGGGTCCCGCTTGGATAGTTGCCTATTTATTCATGGGCTTTGTTCTGCTATTTGGCGTGATGTTAGGATGGATTCTTAAGGGTTCTTTTGGGGGGTAACATGGAAAATAATGTTTATTTAGATAGAGATGAATTGGCTTTTTTGATGGAATATGTTGACGGTAAATTAATTGATTTGGCAAGTGGTAATTTAGATGATTATAATTTGTCAAAAGGTTTTTATAGATATATTTGGGTGAAGTTAGATGGAGCAATTGAAAAAATCGGAAATGAAGATAGTAGTGGTACGTTGTCGGCACTGTAAAAATTCGTATGCAATTTCACCGGATCAACAACGGAAGATGAAAGAGAAACACAAAACATTTGTTTGTATCGCATGTTCTCCTAAAATCACACAAGGCAGGAAATATGGAAGGTGAAATTTATTATCGTAATTTCGAGAAAACAGATATAGCTAAGCAGCTTCGGGAATGCTTCGCGCCGGAATCAGCGTATTTATATGTTGAAGCTCTTTGGTGTAAAAGAAAAGAATTGCAACAAAAATTAGATAAAATTGAAAGAGTAACAGAAGAATACATAAGTGATATAGAAAGAATTATGGAAGGTGAGGCATGACAAAATATAATTTTCAGTTTGAGCAAGAAAAAGATTCTTTAAGGCCATGTAGAATGATTATTCAGGTGTTAGACCATAATCATCGTTTACCAGCCAAAGTTTGCGGGGCAATGAATGATAATTGTGATGGCTTGCTATTTAGTAGGCCGGATTGGTGTCCATTGACCGTTGTGGAAGATGAACCATCACAGGAAATATTTGAAAAATGCACTTTTTGTGGAAATAGCAGGCGTGACGTTGCGGTGATGTTGCAGGGTATGAATGGCTCTTGTATCTGTTGTAACTGCGTAGCTACTTCTTTAAAAGCAATAGGGGAACACTGGGTTAGCAAAATGGAGACTATGACTCATCAACAATCTTCACAAAGTGAAAAGAGTTAGGCATAACCACGTTGTTCTTTAAACCGCAATAATACGCAATAAAAAAAGCATCTTTTAAACCTTCTGCTTCTTTCTTGGTAATCTGCCTATCTTTAAAATCGGGGTTCATTCGCTTAAAATTGGCGGCTGTTCGCTCTTTGGCTGTTCTATCATCTGCCTTTCCTTTTATTCCATGTATCGATTTTTGCCATTGTTGCGGGGTGAATGTCTCATGCGGGTATGGCTCTAATAATCCAAGGGCAAGGCCATAATTTTTACCGTATGTGTGTTGTCTCGATCCAAACAGTGGATTAGGGTTTACTTTTTCAATCGCAATATAATTGGCCGCTGCAAAGTATATATTATACCTTATTTTGTAATAGTCTAATAATCCATCTTCGCGGTAAGGCAACGGCATAAATCTACAAGTAACTTCGGATATATCAAGTTCAACAATACAACCGAATTCGCCTGAATCAATTCCAATTATGTTCATTTATTATCCCTTCATTGACTTGGAAGTTAGCAACAATTTAACATGATACCACTTTGTATCATCTCGGACGTTCGGGTTATATGTAATATAATCTCCAAAATGACCAAAAATGAAATGACAGTATTTGCATAATGTAATTAGGTTTGACTGTGATAGCTCCAAATCAGGGCGTAGGTCGAATGGGATTATGTGGTGTACTTCTAACCCTGTATCCCTTTTACAAGCTGCACAAGACCCATTCCACTTCGAAGCAAGGAACTCTTTCCTGACTTTTGACCATTTCGAACTTCTTCCTTGGATCGCAAACTTGATATAATTAATCATGGCCACAACACCCACGGGATAGATTTGAGATTACAGCAAGGGATTGCTTTGGTGTCCCTGTTTCAACCGTAGCATATCCGTTAGGGCTTGTAATCATTGACAAACCACGTTTGCACTTACTACACTGATGAACCAAAGAAGCTGGGATTTGGTTTAAAATTGTCTCGTATTCAGAATTGCAGTAAGGGCAAATTCCATAAATTTTAAATTCCTTATATGCATACATGACTTATATCCTTGCCAAAGCTGTTTAAATTTTAACCAGTTTGATATAATTATATTATAAATACAATGAAAGGATTTTATAGAATGAAAAAAAAGACAACGGTTAAAAAAGGTGTGACACAAAAAGAAACAGCGAAGCCAGTTTCAAACCGTGGTGGAAAACGGGAAGGAGCTGGTAGGAAAGCGGAAAAATTCTCGGATGAATGGTGGTCAATAGCTGAAGAAATGGCTCATATTCAATGCACAAGGGAAGAAATTTGCGGTTGTTTAGATATTGACGATCAAACATTAATCCCTAAAATACATGAAAGATATGGCATTGATTTTTCTACATGGCGTAATAAATATGGCGCCGATGGACAGGCTTCTTTACGAAGAAGACTCTATGAAATGGCTATGAATCCAAAATGGGATAACACAGCAGCAGCAATTTGGTTAAGCAAAAATTATCTAGGAATGAAAGAAAGTATCTCCCATGATTTGGGTGATAAACCCCTAAAATTTGCCTACGCATTGGAAGAAGATGCTAAGTAAAGTATCAGATATAGATTTAAAACCGTATTGGGATATTCGCGAAAGCATAAGCAAAGATAGCGGTACAACGATTGATACATTTAGGCCGGTGATTCCTTGGCAAAGGAAAGCTCTAAATGATATCCGTAAAAACTTTGATTATTCTTTGGGTACTCATGATGTTCTGTTGTCTGGGTCGGTCGGTTCGGCTAAAAGTTTATTCCTTGCTCATTTAGCAGTTTCGCATTGTATTATATATAACAAGGCTTGCGTAGGTATATTCAGAATGTCAATGCCTGATTTGAGGGATACAATATTTAAGGATATTGTAGATCATTTGCAATGCGAAGGATTGACAGAAGGAAAAGATTTCTGGATAAACCAAACAAGATGTCAAGTAACTTTTAGGAACGGTTCATCTATTATTTCTAGGTCATTTTCAGATAACAAATTTACAAAGGTAAGATCGCTCAGACTATCTATGGCTATATTTGAGGAATTTATCGAGTTTGACGGTAAGTATCAACAGGCTTTCAAAGAAGTAAAAAATAGACTAGGCAGAATACCACACGTTAAAGAAAATCTTTGTATTACAGCTACGAATCCGGGCGATCCAAGTTCATGGATTCATGAATACTTTATTGATGGATCGGAGACAATGCCTAGCCGCCATGTCTATTATTCACTAACTTTTGATAATCCTTTCTTGGAAAAGAGCTACATAGTTAGCTTAATACGTGATTTGGATGAAAAACAAATATTACGAATGATATTTGGAAGGTGGCTAGAATTAAGATCTGATGTGGTTTATTACCAATTCGGTGATTACAACATAATCAAGAAGATCTATAAAGTTGATTCAAATCTACCTATCCATATTTCTTGGGACTTCAATATAGGTGTTGGAAAACCGCTTTCAGCCTGTATATTTCAGGCGATTGAACAAGGTGAATATTGTAGTTATCACTTTTTTGATGAGGTAGTAGTTGAAGGCATGAGAACCCTTGACTCATGTGAAGAAATTGCAGATAAGGGGATACTCGATAACTTTGGAGTTGAAATTATTGTTCATGGTGATGCATCGGGCGCTCATAACGATACTCGGTCAAAAAAGAATGACTATGACATTATCATGGGATATCTGCAAAATTATCAGAGAATAGATGATAAGAAGTTGGTAGTATCTAAAATGGTTCCACAATCAAATCCACCAATTCGTACAAGACATAATAGGGTAAATGGCATTTGTAAAAATTCTTTGGGAGAAATTAGACTTTTTACATACCAAAACTGTAAAATGACTATTAGAGGAATGAAATTAACAAAACTAAAAGACAATGGTAGTTTGATTGAAGATGACTCGTTTGAAGGGCAACATATAACGACAGCAATTGGTTACGGGATACTATCATCTGAAAAATATTACATGTATAAAAAAGAAACAGATAGATTAATGTCTAAAAGGGGCTATTGATGCAAGATGAAACTATAAGAAAGAAGATAGGTAAGATTTGGGAAAATGACGAAAATCATAGAAGATGCAATTGTAAAACTTTGTCTGAATTATACGAAGGAGCGATTAGAAAACACGTTGAATATCGGATAAAATCAGAGATAAAAGACAAAAAAGAACAAGAAGAAATTGCTTCTCGCATACTGGAAATTGAAATTGTAAAAAGAATAGTTGATAAGCTAGCAAAGGCTTACAAAGACAATCCGGTTAGAAGGTTATGCGATGCTACACCGATTGATGAAGAAATGTTCGAGTGGTATCTTGAAAATATAAACTTTGATGAACTCGGAAGAACTATTGACAAGAATTACAATAATTACAAGGAAGCACTTGTACAATGTATTTTTCATCTTAAATCACAGAAACCACGGGTTAAGATTTGGGAACCTTCCGAGTATATCGCGGTAACTGATGATACTCAGGATATTTCAAATGCAACTATCTTTGTAACTCATTTCGGTAAAAGTGAAGATAATGAGGAAATGTTATTTTGCGTTACAGAAGAAGAGGTTTGGATTCAAAATATTCGCGGTGATCTGCTCAAGAATGAAATGAGTGATAGAGGCAATGTTGACGGAAATAATCTTTATGGGAGGATTCCTTTTGTTTACGCTAATCGATCAAAAACTGAAACCATGCCTTACCCTGATGAGTCAATGATTTCTGTTGCTACCCTGATTCCCATGCTGTGCGGTGATATCAACTACGCCATTAAGTATATGAGCTACGCCATAATATACGGGATCAATGTTAAGGAAGAAATGGTTAGAAGAGGGCCAAATGCTTTCTTCAATCTTATTCCTTTTGACCCAGAGTCTCCAAACAAGCCAGAGGTAGGTGTATTAAAACCTGATATCGATATTCAGGAAGTATTTAACGGAATCATGCAGCAACTTCAATTGTGGCTCAATTCAAGGGGCATATCTGCTTCTGTGCTGGGCTATAACTCGACAAACATATCATCAGGCTTAAGCAAAATGATTGACGAAGCCGATGTTTCTGCCATGATTTCTCAAAATCAAGAAGTTTACAGGAATATGGAGCGGTCAATTTTTGACTTTATCATGCACTATGGACATAATTTGTGGAAAATGAATAACCCAGAAATCCCACAAGGTAGCTTTTCACCGGAATGCTATGTGGAAGTTAACTTTCCAAAAGTTGAAGTGATTAAATCAAGAGATGAGATAATAAAAGAAGTAAAGGAAGAGCTGTCTATTGGCTTAACTTCTAAAAAAAGAGCAATCAAAAGACTTAATCCAAACATGTCAGATGATGAAATTGAGGAGCTTTTGGAAGAAATTAACGAAGAAAAGAAACCAATAGAGGAAGTAAATAAAGTTGAGGAGATTATTCCAGCGGAAAATCCTGCAATCAAAGATATGGAGGATATAGAATATGGGAGCGGATTGGCAGAAGATTGAAATAGATATCCCTAAAGATATTTCAGAAAGAGAGAAATTATCTTTAGGGGAGGATATTATTGAGTACATGAGGAAAAGAACTGAATCAGGTAAAGATAATTCTGGTGGTTCTTTTCCCAAGTATTCAAAAGAATATATGAAGAGTCTTGATTTTAGAATTGCTGGAAAATCATCACGGGTGAATCTAAAACAAACGGGTGACATGCTATCAGACATAGAAGTTTTAGACATAAAGAATGATAAAATAGTTATCGGATTTGAGAGAGGCTCGATATCTAATGATAAAGCTGATGGACATATTACAGGATGGCAAGGAAGATCGGATACCAAAAGGCCATTTCTCGGTTTTGTTGGTGGCGAGAAAGAGAAGTTGAAAAGCATTATACGAAAGCATGAAAAACCTATTGACAGAGATAGTATTGCTCTAAAAGCATTAGCATGGCTATCATCACGGGATGTGAAACGTGGCAAAAAATAACGAAAATATAAATGATTTTGTAAAAAGGCTTAACACACTAATACAGTCAACAACTGGCCAAAAACAAATGTCAGCAATTGGTGATTTCTTGATTGAAAAGATCAGGATTAGGACGCAACTAGGATATGGGGTTGATACTAATCTTTCTGAAAAATCAAGATTGAAACCTTTATCTCCTAAATATGTACAAGCAAGAAAGATTAATACATTTCTTTCTAATATGACAACTCCAAAAAAATCTAATTTAACTAGAACAGGTTCAATGCTTAGTAGTTTGAAAATTAAATCGATGTCCCATAACGCTATTCGTATTGGTCCAACAGGCGCTGATATGTTCGGCGTTTCAAACTCTTCTAAAGCATTTTGGCAAGAAAAGATGGGGCGCGTTTTTCTTCGCATGAGCAAACAAGAAGTGAAGCAAGTAAGAATATTTTGGTTAAGAACTTTTTCGGACTTGCTAAAAGGTAAAAATTTTGTTTAGAATGAAAGGAAGGTTATGACTACAGAAAATGATAACCCTATTCACGGTTCCGGTGGAACCAACGTGATCCCCGGTGGGGAAAACGAAACAATCCCAAAAAAAGATTTTGTGTCATACGAGACCTATTCCCGTGTCTTAGATGAAGCTAAAGCTGTTAAGGCCAAGCTCAAAGAGCATGAGGATATTCTCAATAAGACAAAAGAAGAAAAGCTCAAATCCGACGGAGATTGGAAGGGCTTAATAGAGCTTAGAGACTCAAGGATTAAAGAATTACAGGAAGAGTCAGAGGCCATTGGAAAAAAATACCAAGGTCTGAATGAAAGGATAGTTAACAGCCAAAAACTATCTTCTGTAATTTCAAAAATTGGTGGTTCTTTAGATTCGAAGTATTACGGTTTGATTGATTTAAACGATATTAAAACGAACCCTGATACAGGCGAAATAGATGATATGTCAGCGGCTAAAGTAGCTGAGTCATTTAAAGTTCAATATCCTGAGACTATCAAGAAAGGCTTTAATCCTAACGCAATGGGTGAATCAGGAAATGGTTCAAATAGTGGTGTTCAAACTACGATAAATCAAGCTGACTGGCTTAAATTACCGTATAAAGAACAAAAGAAATGGAAAGTAAGTCAAATTAAATAAGTTAATTTTAAAAAGGAGTTACGAACATGGTAATGGGTGCAACAGATATTGCAGCGGTAGCCGACCAAATCCAGAAATATTGGGCGCCTATGTCAGCTTCCCAATTGGTTCAAACTAACCCTATGGTAAACATTGTAAACAGAAACTATCAGGGTAATTTGCAGAACAAGGGCGATACTGTTTATGTATCTGTTCTTAATCCGATGGTTGGGCAAACACAAACAGTTGGTGTTGATGCTGATACCTTTTCACCATCAAAAGCGGTTTTAACTAGAACTTCAATCGTAGCTAACAAGGTTATGTCAAGTTCAATCGAACTTGAGAGCATTGTTGAGCTTCAAAGTCTTTTAGATAATAACGATCCAAAACTTCGTGAAACAATGATGCAAGCGGTTTCTGACCAAATCAATGCTTATCTTTATAGTTTCGTTAGAGCTTCAACAACCGATGGAACAAACGGTGATTATAACGTATCTACAATTTCTAAGACAGAATTCCGTGGTGCGCGGGTATTCGGAGGCCAAAAGAAATGGCCGAAAGATGGGAATTGGTTCGCGCTTCTTGACCCTTCTTATTGGGGAGATATCACCGTAGATAGCATCCTTTCAAGCTCTTTGTTTGTTGGTGAAACTCCAATTTCTGGCCAAAGTGAATTCAGAAATCTTTTGGATTTTAAAACCGCAGAAGACAATTGCCTTAGCACATCGCAGGGTCTTTTCTTTCATCGCGAATGGTTGTACTTCGTTATGCAGCAGATGCCACAATGGAAGGTATCTGATCTTCACTCTAACTATAAGCGCGGAATTCTCCTGAGTGTTGATGTCGTTTGTGGCGCTGCACTTAATGCTTATGCTGGCGCGGTGATGCATTATCCCGTTTACACAACCAACAGTGCAACAGGATGGGTTTACCCAACATAATGACTAGCAAGTACACAGAAACAAAAGTGAAGGTGTTAGCAACTGAAAAAGATGTTGCTGCCTTCTTGCAAAGTGGAGAAGTTGGGCAAGTAATCGGTCTTCATCTGAGGAGAAATGAATCATTTGTAATGTTTTATTTACCTCATGTGGAGCCAGTTACTGAAGAAAAAATAGAAGATAAAAAACTTAAGAAAGGGTTAAAATAATGACTGTTTATATTTGCAAAAATCATAAAACTATTGCCGACGGTTTCACCGGTGAACTCAAAAGACAATCTTTGATCTATGATTTCGCTAAAGACGGTGGTGCGTATTCTGGCAATAGCTGGGTACTCGGAACCATTAGCGGAACCGTATTGATTGAAAAAATCTATGCACGCGCTACGGCTGCTGTAGTTGGTAGCTCTTCAACTGTTTCGATTGGTAATACTGATAGCGGTACAATTTATGTTAACGCAGAAGCGGAAGCTCATTTTGGCCTGAATGCAGTCGCTGCAATTGAAGCAACGGCGGTTCCTCATGTTTTGACCGATGGTAAGCAGATTATCCTTACGATTGGTACGGCAAACTTGACAGCAGGTCAAATCGTTGTTGAGGTTTATTACAAGGACGCACGGGTAGGTTAATTCGGGATGCCTATCTTGAGTCATACTTCCTTTCATGGGGTGTTATGCTCATTATGGGCATAACATTTTTTCCATATTTGGGGCGTTTATGAATAATCAAAATGTTGTACTTACAAAAATTGGAAGTACCGTTTCAGATATATCGGCGTTTGTGACTGATGTCGATCATGCAGGAAAGGCTATTACTTTTGGGACTGGTGATAGTCTTTACATAGGTTCCGTTTTTCCATTTAACGCGCTCTATTTGAGGCTTTTAAGTACGGCTGTAAATAACAATACCAGCGTACTTACAGCATCTTTTTGGGATGCTACGGCGTTTACAAACTTTTATAGTGTAGTGGATGGCACCATACTAGCAACGGCTACATTAGGTAAAAGTGGAATTGTCAATATAATCGCGAAGGATGACAAACTTCCGGCGCGATATGATTCAAGGAATATAACTGAACTTGGTAATATCGATGGATATTACTCGCTATATTGGACAAAGTTAACTTTTTCAGCAGCATTAGACGCCGTAACTCTTTTGTATGTTGGCCAACTATTTGTTGAAGCTGATACAACTATTTTTAAAGAATATCCTGATTTGGCGGCTACTCCATACCTGAGAGTTTATGGAGCAACTAAAACAGAATATTTGGATCAAAGAATAATTGCAACGGATAGGGTTATCTCTGATTTGATAACCATGGGCCAAGTTATAACAGGGGAGCAATTTCTTGATTGGCGGCTCATGAAGGAACCAACAATACACAAAACTGCTGAACTCATCTACAAAGCGCAAGGAATCAAATACCGTGAGGATATGCTTGCAGCTAATAAGTCATATCTACACTCATTAGAATCAAGAAAATACGGGATAACTAAGACAGGGAATATTTTAAAGGGCCAAGAAGTTTACGAACGCGCTCCTATGGGGTTCTATCGATGACTATAATTTCTACAGCATACGATACCATTACAGCATTGATTGGAACTACACTAGGCAATACTTGGGTGCGGTTAACAAATCCTGATGAGTTGTCACAAAATTTTGATTCTTTCTTGAGGGGGGGGTGGGGAATAATAGTTGATTCAACTGTTAATACAAATCGGGAACTATGTGGAAGAAAGAGCTTCGCAAGGTCTTTTTCGATTGTATTATGTGTTGAATACTTCGGTGGCCAAGCGTCTTATACCGAGCAAGATGATTCTATCAAAAAGATATTAGAGGCTTCCACAAGCGTTTCTGTTGCTATTGAAAGTGATGTTACACTTGCCATACCAGGAGGGAAAGCAATTGCTTCTTTTCAAGGTGATTCTGGAATAGTTCCAATTGAATTGGATGATAGAAAATTTATAACTTGCGCGTTAAATGTTATCATAGAAACTTTTATTTAATAGATTAAAAGAGGAGTTTTCGAAATGCCTATTAGCAATAAAGCAACTATTTTTGCAATCAAAAAAGAAGCAACAGAAGGAACTATTACTGTTCCAACCGCTGCAACGTCTTTCATTCCTGTTCAATCCGATTTGGAAATGGTTCCAGAAATTGAAAAACTTGATAATGAGGAACTAAAAAATTCGCTCGGTATGGCTAAAAAGATTACCGGAGCAGAAAACCCAACCGCTTCATTTTCTCATTATATCAAGCATTCAGGTGTTGAAGGACAAGCTCCTGCATGGGGTCCACTTCTTGAATCAATCTTCGGAACTGTCAAAGTTGCTGGAACAGAATACGCTGTGGTAGCTGGTAGTACCGTGAAGCAGTTAGTTGTTGCCGATGCCGCTGTTTTTAGAGTTGGTGAACCTGTCTTAATCAAAGACGCAACTAACGGTTATTCCATCAACTTTATCCATTCGCTCGAAACCACAACCGATACAATGCAGATGGCTTTTGATTTGGCTTATGCTCCTGCTATTACGACAAAGCTCGGCAAGGCTATCACTTATTACCCTGCCAATACCCCAATTCATCCATCTTTGACTCTGTGGAGATATATCGGTGGTTCTAACGCTACCGATATGATCCGTGGGGCCAAAGTTACCGAACTCAGTTTCACAGCAGAAGCAGGACAATTGATTAATGGTTCTGTATCTTTGGAAGGTCTTGAGTATTATTGGAATCCAATCGAAATAACGGTAGCAGCAGATACTTTGGATCTTACCGATGATAACGGAACTATTGCACCAAGGGTAGCTTCCGGATGGTACAAGACTCCTCAAGAATTAGCATCGGCTCTACAAACGGCTATTGATAATTTGTCAACAGAAACTTTTACGGTTGTATATTCTAATTCAACTGGAAAATTTACCATTGCTTCATCAACTTCAACTGTAGTTTCATTGTTGTGGAATACCGGAACAAATACGGCAAGGTCAATTGGTCCTAAAATTGGCTTTTCTACCGCTGCTGACAGCACTTTGGCAACTACCTACGCATCAGCAACAGCTCAAACTTATGCTGCTGCATACACTCCAACTTTCGACGCTGCTGACCCATTATCTGCTAAAGGACATATTGCGAACTTTGGTGATGATGTTGACAATGTTTGTTTTAATCCTTCTACTGTTGAGATTACGATAACAAACGAAAGAAAAGTTATCGATTCAATTTGTGCGGCGTCTGGTAGATCAGGCTCGGTAATTACCGGAAGAACAGTTACGGCTACCATCACGACCCTTCTTGAAAAATATGACGCCGATAAGATCGATAGGCTTTTGCAAAACAAAGATTCTCGGTTCATGTACGTAGGCGGGACAAAGACGGGCGGAAATTGGACAGCAGGAAAATGCTTTGGTTTCTACATGCCTTATTGTTCTGTCGATAGTTACACAATCGGAGATGATGAAACCCTTGTGACTGTCGAGTTTGAGATTAGCTCTTTCGTTCCAAACGATGGTTCATTAGAAGTTTATATGGGCTTTGTGTAAACAAGGTCTTGTTCTGTTTTACTCATGAAAGGTAGTTATAAAATGATTAAAAAGAAATTTATTGTGAATGAAATTGAAATTGATGGAAAGAAACATGAAACTGGTTTCACCGATGAAAGCTACATTATTGTAAATATTCCATCAATGGCTGAGAAGGTGCAAATCGGTAAAAAGGCAGAAGAGGCCGGGGTTTCAGGGGTTGAACAAACAATGGAATTGGCTAGCGAAATGCTAGCAGAAATCTATTGCGACCCTGTTGATGGGAGTGATTTAGTCTGCGATTTTGAAACACTGAGTTGTTATCAGGCTTCAACTTGCATTATTCAGTTTTTAGCGTCTTTGATGGCCAACGGATATGTTCCAAAAAAGATATTGACCGATTAAGGTTTTCAACAAAATGTTGGTTTAAAGGCATTAATGACGGTATAGACCCGGCTGCAATGCCTTTTTTATCATTATTTATTGAGAGAAAAACTTTAGTTGGTCTTGGTTATGTTTCTAATATGGATACACTTGACTGCTATACCGCTAGCTGTCTAATAAATATTGAAGCTGAAATAAAAAAACAGGAATCAGAAGAAAGAAAGCGCGAGGCTTCAAAAGCAAGGGGGAAACGTGGCAGATAATAACATAGATTTAACCGCAACATTTGATACATCTAATGCCATTAAAAATGTAAAAGATTTCGGAAAAGCTGCTGAAACTTCTGTTAATGGTGTAAATAAATCCGTCTCTGGTTTAGATGATTCAATAAAAAATGTGTCTAGTAAAAAGATAACTATAGATACATCTATGGCGTCTTCTGCAATTTCTAGTTTGAAAAGTACAATGTTATCACTCGCAGCTGGATATTTTTCTTATCAAGCGGTGACAGGGTTCTTTGGAACTATGATGGCTGAATCAAAAGACGCAGAAACTAACCTGAATCAATTGAATAATGCACTGGCTCGGACAGGACAGTTTACCGCTGAAACTTCTGCTTCAATGGCAAAATTCGCAACTGATTTGATGTCAGTTTCAACAATCGATGACGATGTTGTTAACGGTCAACTTGCCATAGCTTTAAACTTCACGAATTCAGCGACAAAAGCACAGGAGTTAGTAACGGCGGCGGCTAACCTTTCTGCTGCCATGGGAACCGATTTAGGTACTGCTGTGGAGCTTTTGGGTAGAACTTTGGACGGAACCGCCGGTAGGTTAAACGAGACCGTGCCAGCTTTGCGCGGTTTGTCCAAAGAAGCATTGCAGGCAGGCGGCGCTATTGCTTTAGTTGGTGAGCAATTCGCGGGTGCGGCTGTAGGTCAAATCAACACATATCAGGGCGCAATGTTACAGCTCGGAAATGTGTTTGGAAATTTCGCCGCTGCTTTGGGAAATATGATTGTTCAAAATCCCATGGTTACGCAGGCAATCAAAGAAATTTCAGCAGCATTAACCGGGATGACTGGAAATATTGAGCAGGGGACTAGCGCAAGTATAAGTTTTGTTAACCGTGGACTAGTTGCGGTTATCTCTGGAATTCGGGATCTACTTCCTTCTTTGAATATGATTTCTAATGTCATGGAAAGCATTGCACTTTTATTCAAAACACTTTGGACTTCTGCATTAAATTTGGTTGATGGTTTAAAGATTCTTGGTAATTCATGGCTATGGTTGGTTGGGACTATCACAGGTAAAAAGACTGCCTTTGATGATATGTCCGCAGCAATGGATAGAATTGCTAAAAGATCAGATGAACTCGCTACTAGTTGGGCTAATTTAGCTAAAAATGGTTTCAAGAATATCGATACCAAGGGCTTTGATGAGGCATTAAAAAGAATACAGGATGCCGCTAATAAAAAACCAATTGATATATCAACCAATATAAAAAATGGAAAAATTCCTGATATAAAACCAATAACCGTTGAAGTGGAAAAGAAGAAAGATAAACCTTTTGTACAAGAAGAAGGGCCAGTTAAATTCTCACCAGAAGAGATGAGAAAAATTGCATTTGAAAGCATGTTTCAATCTGTTTCTGATTGGCTTGATAGTATCCATAGGGATTTAGCGGAAGCTCCTGAAGTTAGAGGGTGGGATAATATATTTACCGGTAAAGCATTCGAAGGAATATCAACCGATTTTGATTTGTTTATGGATTCAGTTAAGGCAATTCTCGCTAAGGTTGTTCCATTTATTAAAAAAAGTTCATATATCATTATGCGTGGTCTATTTGAAATTGCTCAAGCTGTTGTTAAAAATATTCCAGCAATATTTGATACTGTTGGCGGGATAGTTGCTGCAATGGGAAAAGGCGCAGAAGGAGCTAAAACATTAGTTCCAGAATTTTTAGCTACAACAATGAAAGGTTTAGGGACTGCTGTTGGCGCGATATGGGGGCCAATAGGTTCAGCTGTTGGAACTGGAATAGGTGGTTTAATAGGAGAACAAATTAAACTTGCTTCCGGGCCTATAAATGAAACTATGGCTCAAATTGAAGCTTTTATGACTGAATTCCCCAAGGTAATAGATAGAATAGTTGAAAATCTACCCACTATAATGAATAAGGTAGCAGAAGTTTTACCTACCATAATGATTCAATTATTCAAAGCTATACCTTCAATTTTAAGGGCTTCTGCTTCAAGTATGAAATATCTTGGTAAAGAATTAGCTTACAACTTGCCCGCAATTCTGCAAGTAGTAGTTGACATTATATGGGAGTTATTCGCCTCATTATATACCGTTCCCGGATATGCAATTCAAGGTTTGGCTATAGGATTATGGCAATTAATATCTGAAAAGATGCTTGCCGCTGTTGATGTTGCAAGCAATGTTTTTAGTGAAATAACTAGAATATGGGATGAAAAAGTTGCATGGATTAAAGTTAAATTATCTGCATTTACTATCGATAATTTGATAAAAAATGTTGGTAACTTTTTTGCTGGAATGGGAAATGTATTCATAAAGTTTCTTGGTGATATAGAAAAATTTGGTAAATTTTTTGGTGATTTGTTTAAAAATATCGGTCCACAACTAAATCAATCATTCAATTCAGCCATAACAGAATTAGGAACAAATATTGGTGATTTCTTTAAAAACTTTGGGGCAAGTATTGGGGCAGCAATTCAATCAAAACTAGATTTATCATCGTCGGGGGATTGGCTTGCTGGTGTTGGTGATAAAATAAAAGATGGATTTGGTAACTTGTTTAGTATTGAATTTTATAAAGACTTAGGCCAATCAATAATTGATGGTTTCAAGGATATGTTTGCTAAACTTGACCCGGTAAAAGCTGTATCAGGTGATAATGCTGGATCAAATATATTATCATTTGCTACGGGTGGACTTAGTCAAATACCTGCTATCATGGCTACTGGTGGGGTTGTACCGCCGGGATACCCAGATGATAGTTACCCCTCCCTTCTTACATCAAATGAGGTAGTCATACCTTCGTCAACTACTCCAAATTTATTTTCCCTCATCGACAAACTAGCTAAAAATGAGTCACAACCGAATAATTCTAGTATTGAAACAAATCAACTTTTGAAGCAGCTAATTTCGCTGATTGCTTCACAGCAAACACAGATTGATGTTAAAATTGATAGGGATACTTTAGCGAGAGCTATCATATCTCTTAATAAAGACAATAGGAGACTTGCCTAATGACAGCAGGGTTAGGTTCATCATGTGAAACGCGCTTTATGTACATTAATTCGCTTGAATTAGGCACTATGACTTCAAACTCAGGTGCGATGACAGGCTTTCCAGCTTCTAACGCCGTATCCATGAATCGAGGTAATTTGTGGGTTACTAATGGACTATTCAAGATAGATGCAACAAATAATAAAATGTATCTTGAGGTTAATTATACGCTATACACGGCAACTTTAGCATCTGGTAACTATAGCGGAACAACATTAGCCGCTGAAATACAAACAAAAGTTAGAGCAGCAACTTCAACATTATTAACATGTACTTATTTATCTACATATAAATTTCATTTTGAATTAGTTGGAGCTGATTTTGCAATGGTTCTATCTAATCAAACTACTTCAACTTGGTACGATGTTGGTCTTCTTGGTGTTGTCAACATTACTGTTGATAGTGGTGATGAATTGGAAGGTGAGATTAGAATCCATACTCATGAATTTATGTATTTTGATTTGGGTTATGCAATGGATATTTCTTTCTTCGCTCTAATGCCGCAAAGAAATTATTCAAACATGTTAACAGCAGGAGCTACACTAAATATTAGAGCTTCAAATGTAAATGACATAACTACAGCTCCACTTAGTGTTAATGTGCCAGCCGGGGCAGAAGGTTCATTTTATTTCTTAGAGACTGGAATACCTGTTGCTTACCGTTATGTGTGGTTTACGCTACTTGACCCAGCTAATCCTTTTGGGCCTAACCTAGTTTTTAGTCAAATTTTTCTTGGTGGATACATTGCCCTGCCAAATAGGACTGTTGATTCAGGGTTCACCTTGCAGGATGTGGATCGGGCTTTAAGAACTGAGTCTCAAGCCGGGGGATTGTATTTTGAAAGGTACGGAAGGCATCAAAGGATATCAGGATTGAAGTTTTCTAACCTAACTAGAGTTGAAACAACCGCGATTCAACAGCTATATTATGACATAGGTAAATCAAACAACTTTTATCTTTCGTTAGACTCTGGAAACTTCAACGATGATTTGACGGAATTTACTAACATTGGTGTCTTTGATAATGATCCAACAATAACATCAAAACCTTCCAATTATTTCGATGCAAACTTTGAATTTAGGAGCAATTGAAATGACATTTGGTCCTTATGCTCAGAGGCAACTTTTTTTTGAGCCTGAATTAAACACGGCGTTTACTATCGGTAAATATGTGTCCGATACATCAGCAGTTTTGAGAAACTTTCGCATGAGATATATCATAACTGACAATTTCACTGATGATTTCAGCATGGTGGTAAATTTAGTTGACTTTTATGACGATAATAAAATCATTGATACATCAGCCGCTTTGCTTCTTGCTGATTTTGTTAAACCTGCTGTTGGCCGTGATTTTCATCAGGGATGGATTAGGCTTGATTTTACAGGCACAAAAACATTAGCAATAGGTAACATGTATCTTTTACAAATGATTTATACAGCGGGAACTTATACAACATCAGACACAAGGTTCATCATGTTTGCGATAGATTACCCGTTTAGAACTTATGACATAATAGGTTCGGTTAACCCTTTTGTTAATGCTGTTGTGGAAGGTCAGATATTCACAGAAAGGCTTTACGATGACTTTGTTGTACGTTGATGAATCTTCAATAGATAAATCATTATTTGCTAAGATATCACCAAGAAAATTGGTTAGCCTTGTGGCTCATTCCGGTAATATCAGGGTTGTTTCTTTAGCTGACTTTGTTGAGTCAATAGAATTTATCGCTACTTTAGGTTATGTTGTTGATCGTGTTTGGACATATGCGGAATTGGATACCAACGGCCAGTGGTATTGGGATAGAAATGCAAGTCTTTTATACATATATTGCTCAGCTTCATTGCCTTTAAAAATCATAGTTATAATAAGTATATTTGTTACTACAACATTTGATGTTTTAGCACCATCTGACCCTGATGATGTTTACAATACAGATAAAATAATTTGGAGAAATAGGCTTGAAGAATCTTCGTTTATTCAGTCAGCGGATGACCAGATAAATGGCAAGATAGGAATTAGTTCTGCAACTTTAACCCTTATAGACAATGATTCGTATTACAACTATCTTGCTGTTGATACGATATCATTCAAAAATGCAACTGTAAAAGTATGGATAGTGATAAATACTTTTGTTAATAGGTATCTTTGTTTTACAGGGTTATGCGAAAACTTCAACATTGACGGAAAAAAAGCAACAATAGAAGTTAAGGATGGTAATAAAAAACTCCAAAAACTTGCAAAATTTACTGACGTTGAAACAGAATACACCATATCAACATCAAGATTCGGAACGGATATTTCAGCGGATATAGTAGGAAAACAAATTCCTTTCATCCTTGGTCGGATGACTTCTTTTGATTACAAAAAGATAAAACAAACGTTAAATTTCAAAACTATCGCCGAAGATGTCCCAGACAAAGTATGCACAAATCCAACTTCGGTTGAATACTACTCTGATGTTTATGAGTCAAATCATATTGATTCAAAAGATTGTGTAGAATTGAGGGTAATAAATAGAGAAGATGCAACTTTCGACAGCACAACCATTAGATGTGCTAAATTTGTTGCGTTTAGATCATTTAACCAAGTGATAGCTACCTTCAACTACGCTGTAACCTACGGGGCAATAGTTGATAAAAGGTCAGAGGTAGCAACTGCTCAATATTTCGGCGGCGATATAATTGTTACTTTAACTTCTATCGCTAATATTTTTATAGGGCAGGCGTCAAGAATAGCATATGAAAACACCACACCATATTACGGAGAACCTTTGTGGCTTAGGGTCTCTGATATTGATTATGCTAATCTTAAGGTGACTCTTTCACCAAGCGGTAACATAAAAATAAACAAAAATGTTTATTCTCGTACCTATACCTATGTTGTTTTTGGTGGATTCACCACATTTTATACAGACTCTGATGTACCTGTAGGGGTAACCGAGAAAACCACAATATATAGCGAAACAAACTCCGATGGTACTTACACAACTTTCTTTCAAATCCATAGATATGCCGCTGTTTATGATTTGGGTTATTTGGATCAATATTTTTATATTGGAAGCGATACGAAACAAATACTTAGAGGTGGAGTATTAGATCAATATACAGAATTAAATTCAGCCACAATCGAGCTAAAAGATGTTCCATTTTTTGGAAAGGCATTAACCGAAGCAACTAACGTAAGTTTAGGGGCTATGCTGCATTTTACTCTTAAAAAAGCTGGATTTGATACTGATGGTGGTACGGGGTTAACCCTAACCGCTGCAACATCTTCATTTAAAGATTTGGATACAAAATTAGGTACTACATATTTTACTCTAAAATCAACCGATGCATCTACTTATTTAGAACTGCTTGAAAAGATGCTTTCTAGTGTGTTTGGTTTTTTATATGTTCAGAACACAGGAAAAATAGGTGTTAGGTTATTCGAAAGTAGTTGCTATGCTGTAGTTGCTCTTGATTTAACAGAAGATGATATCAAAGATGGTACGGTAAGTTCAGGTTACGATGCTTCTGCGATATCTACTAGATTATCTTCTAACGGTGGTGTGATAAAATACAATCCACTAGAAATAAAATCAGACGACAAAATATTGCTATATGGAGACATAAAAAAAGATGAGGATTATTGCATAGAAAGCAGCTCTATATATTCAACAACAATACAAAATAGGAAATTTGTCTATTTTAGCAATCCTGTAACTCAATACAGTTTTACTATAATTAATAAAGGTTATGAATTGACTTTAGGAGATAGGATAAATATCAGCCTTGATAATTCAGGAAAATGGCTTGGAACTGATACGACTAAAAATCTATTTGTCATAAAGTTGAATAAAGGATTATCCGGTGTTGTTGTAACATGTATTGAAAACATTTTTCCATAAAAGAGGTTATAAATGGTAGGAAGAATACGAGAGATAGTTTTTGAAGATGGGATAGACGTTGATGGGGTTGCTACCGAGGCAGCTTCTGAAGATTATGTTGATAATATAATTTCTACTCAAGGTGCTTTGCTAATTGATCCACATGGCTGGACTGAATACGATAATACCTACATGACCAGAGGATGGACAAGTAACACTTTTTCATTAACTCAAGTTGGGGCTAGCACACCATATTATCATAAAGGAATTTTGAAACTTCTATCAGGCAATAAATCAATTGGAATAACTCCAACGGCTGGTGCTCATTATATCGGTCTTAACTGCACAACTGAAGTTTTAGAGGACTTAGGTTCTGCTCTTCCAACTGCTCAAGTCTTATCAACACATATTATTGTTGAGTTTTGTCATTGTAATGGTAGCGCGGTAACGTACAAAGCAAACGAAAGGCACACAACTAAATTTTTAAAAAGAGACTGGATTTTTAAGCATTATTATTTATCAACACAATATAGAAGCGGGCTAACTACCTCAATAACTTCGATAGATGGAAATGGTTCCGATATATCTCATGCTCAATTTTCCGTTATCGCCGGGGTTATTTCTGATGAGGATATAGATTTAACAACTAACGCTCTATTAGCTGCTACTGCTAAATCTATGTGGTTTTATAATGGTACATATTGGGCTAATACTCCACAATCATCCGGCGCGGGTGTTCTTCCTGCTGGAACTGGTAGGGCCGCATATAATAACATAGCAAGCGGATTAGTTGAATGCACTGACAACTATCATGTTTTAACGCATTTATTTGCTACAAATAGCGGTGACGTTATTGGTATCGTTGGTAATACTCAATATCAATTAGCGAGAGACGCAAGAATTGCAGCTAGTTCCGAGATAGCTACATTGTTGAATAACGGGCTTCCTTTTCCAGAATTCAGAGCTATTGCGACTTTTATAAACAAAACAAAAGATACTTATTCAAATTCAGTTAAAACTTTAATAATTTCAGTTGATACTGGGGTTCCGTATATCGATTGGCGTAAAACCGCATTAAATCCTGTCGCGGGTTCAAATGCAGCTACTCATAATAATTTATCAGGTTTACAGGGCGGCCAGCCGGGCGAGTATTATCATACGACAGCCGCGCAGAATGCCAATACTGTAAATAATGTTTTTCCTTCTGGCACTCCTACAAACTCAACAAACAAAATATTGCTACCCACCAACACAACAGCAGGTTGGGCCGGTCTTACACCAACTGAGTCTTTGATAGGTTGGGATAGCACAAAGAAAAAGCCGGTTGTTGCTAATGGATCGGCGGTTAACCCTATAGGTGGTGGATTAACGGTCTCCATCCTTGACGCTCCTGCAACAAGCGGTGTTAACCTTGAAATCGGTAAGCACTATGTTGTCATAAATCTTAGCGCCGATACTGTTTTGAATCTTCCTCAATTAGTCGCAGAAGCTACATTAGAAGTTAGTGTTGTTAACATGACACCAACTGAAGCTCGCAGAGTCACACTAGCTTGCTATGCAGGGGATGAGGTTAGCTACGATGGTATCCATACCCATACATCAGCAAAATTGGTTTACGCTAATTCATGGGCTAAATTTGCAGCTAATTTGACCACTTTTTGGCAAGTAGATGATGCTAGTTCGCCTTTGAATGGAACATTTAGTGGCTCTTTAGAGATTGCTGGGTTTACTTCTTTTGGAAGTGGGAACGTTGCTTTGAAATGCAAGCGGGTGACAGGAACAACTCCAACTAATAGCACTGGCGCACAGACTACAACAGCCTCCCATGGGCTAACTCTATCTAAAATAGTTGGATTCACCGTTCAAGTAGAGCAGGGCGCTCTCTCTCTTCATTCAGAATATCCAGATTCTTCATACAGATTTTCCACATATATTGATGGCACAGATGTGAATGTAAAATTTGTCAGTGGAGAAGGGGGCTCGATATTTAGCAAAGCATTTACTGCCCTTATTTGGTACATTACATAAACAAAACGACAAGGAAAACATAAAATGACAACAGCACAAATAGGTGTCAAATCAGGGAATGTAATTGTTCCATATGTGAGCACAACGAAGCGGACGAAGGAACTTAATATAAGCTCCGGAGTTACCTCAAACCCGGCTGCCGCAACGGTGGAAGTATCAGCAATTTTTTACGCAGATAGTGCCGGAAAATGGAGGATGAACTTTACTGGACAGGTGGAGTATGCCGCACAAGCAAATTTATCTGGCGACGGTACTGCATATCTGACATTTGCTACTGGCAGTAATTTTGCAACAACTCCATCCGCTCAGGGTGTTGTAATGGACGCACTTAATGACACACTTGCTAATCAAGTCGTTATGTGTCAGTCGGCGGCGAGCAGCAACCGTTTATCGTTTTACGGTTCTTCAACCACTATTAGGTATCTTCGATTCTCTGGTGACGTTCTGCTTGTAGGCGAGCCCACAACATACACCACAGCAGCAAACATGGAAGGCGTGATCGCGGCTGATGTCTATATCCCACCGGCAAGCGGCGCTACGCCGGGGATTGTTGATGGGAATGCAGCGACGTGGAATGGGCCAAAGACGTTTGCCGACGCGCCTATTTTTAATTCTGGGATCTATCTTGATAATGTTGGAGGAGTACAGACACTTTTAAATTATTTTGAATTCGGTACGTTTAACTTGAATGGCGATTTTGCTTCTGATGTGACTGTTCGATATACTCGAATCGACCGTATTGTTATCATGACCTCCGAGGGGGTTCCCGGTCATTCTACTCCTATTAATACTGCGTCAACTGCTGCGAGTTGTGTACCTGCACAACTACGTCCAATTGGTGACCCAGTAACTAATGTATATTTAATAGGAGATGGTTCTGTTGCTAGAATGGTGCAGGTATCGACAGCTGGCGTTGTTACTACTAATTATTATGATGTAAATCCTGCTACGGGATTGTTTAGACTATTCTCGACTGGAAAATCGGATACTGGGACTAGGTTTAGTATAACTTATGAACTAGGCGCACCAGCATGAGTTTTTATTGAAAAAGTATAATGATACAAAAAAACTTAACGGATCATTTTCAAAACAAAAGAAAGGAATTTATATGTGTCCAATTTGCTAATAATTAAAAACTAAAAGATAGATGTTTCGCAGCTAACAAGGATGTTAACTATGAGAGACATAATCACGGAAGAAATGGCTAAAGATGGTGGTATGTGTCCATTCTGTTTAAGGTACTTTAGGCCGAACGGTGTTGGACCTATAAAATGGAGGGTATTAACAAGCGCTCTTAATTCCCTTCCTTCTAGTCATGCTTTAAAGTTTGGAGCTAACTTTCATGATTGGGCATACCATTTTGCTGAAAATTTCGGTACAAGATTAGAAGCTGATAATCTTATGCTAGAAAAAAATAAGATGTTTATTGAATCATTTTGTTTTGGATGGCATAAGACTTTTTATCATCTCATGAATTACAGAAATTATTGGGTTGTTAGGGTGTTTGGTGAAAAAATTTGGAAACAGAGGGATTGTAAATAATGGGTAGATTTGATTATGTGAAGTATGATGAAAAGTCAATAACCACACAAGATGTTTTTAAAGGGACAGTTAGAAGTTTAGAAAATTACATTGATGTGTTTTTAGTCTCACCAAGGGCTAAGGCTTTAGCTTTAACGAAACTTGAAGAAGCTTATATGTGGATCGGTAAAGCTATTCGTGATGACCAAATTAGTCGAAATGGATCGGCTGAATTACAGGAAGAAAGGAATGATGAATAATGGAAAGAATCATTTCATTATCGATAGATATCCAGTGGTTGATATTCGTCATTACGGCGACTACAATTTTTTGCTTGTACAAGCTCGGTAAAATTTGGTTTACAAAATGGGATGGTGAATAATGGCTTTGGAAACTTTAGAAGGTATTGAAAAAATTGATGGCTTTAAAATAGTTCGCAAAAAACCTGATGAAATGTCTTGGGATGAATTCGACAAAATCAGGGATGAATTCCCAATAAACATCACCGAAAGAATGAATACTATTTCATTCAAAATACAAAACGGACCGATCAAAGAAGTAGGAATTAACGGTTGTCAAGTTGATACCATGATTGAAACTGCAAAAATTATCATTGAGAAGTTGAATGAAAAATATCCTTGCGAACAAAACTATCAGGCTATTGGATGCCTGAATAGTGCGGTTGGATGGTTACGTTTGAGAAGATTAGATAGAATGGAAAGAGAAGTTGAAGGAACAAGTAACCCTTAGTTATCTCGCATACCAACATTTAGGTCGATCAGAGCAACTATTGTTCACCATGTCACTTAAAGATTGTGGTATTTTGTCATGGTTCCATTGCTTGTCACAATAAGCTCCATAGCGATACGTATCAACACGACACTGAGCTTTAGGATGTGAATCATATGTTGTGCTTACCTTGCTGGTATCATGGGTGTCATAACTTGGATTCGGTTCGTCATTAAGTTCAGCCAAAACCTTTCCAAGGGATAATCCTGCCTCTAAAGACAATTTACAAACTGAATCAACGCAATCCGTAGGGACGGGGGTAGGCTTAGGCTTAGGCTTCTTTTTCATGAACAGCAAAGGGCTGTTTTCGTCAAACATGAGCTTTGCGCAAGAAGCTGTTGCATAGAAGTCTGAATTACCTTCATTGCTTGCCCATTCACCCGGATAGCTTGGGTATCCTGCTACATGATGGCCAATTTCGTGGCAGGCGACCATTGCAAATCCTTCCCTTGTCATATAAGGATGTCTTGCTAACCCGCCAAAGAAAGATACGTTCCAAGCGGTTCCTGCCTGTTCAGCATATGCGTTTACTGTGTTATCTGACCAATTGCCATACACATTAAGCGTAGCGCCATGATTCCAAATTATAGGCTCGTAAATTGTCCTGATAGCTTCCATTACGTCATCAAAATCTTCTTCGGTAACTTCTCCTGCTTTAGCATATTTTTTTGTTTGAGAAAAATTGTTATCAGGCAAGAAACTTTTGGTAACTTTTGGATCAATTGGCCCTTTTCCTGTATTAGATGTTTGTTGTCTAGTTGCGGGTGATGCCGAACACCCATATAGCAACAACACAAAAATTAATAGTTTATTCATGTAGCTATCTCCCCTTTTTAAATTTTAATGCGTAGTTAAATATTAACACTAAAATTTGAAAAAGTGGTAGCAATCCGCTAAAATAATTATACACGTTAAAAAATTTGAGGTTTAGCATGGATTCACAGGCTATAATTGGATTAGTTTGTTCTATGGGTGCGGGGGTTGTCGGGCTTGTTTATTTTCTTAACACTTCAATTAAAAAAACAATCGATGATGCTAACGACAAAGTTGCGCGTGAAATAGATAAATTGTGTGATACTATTGGCAAATTTAAAGAATCATTTGCTGCACGTTCCGCTGAGATAGATTATATTAAGGCCGAACTTGAGACTTTAAAAAGACGTTGCTGGGATTGCGAACAAAGATTTCATAAAAAGGGTTAAGATTATGATGCATAAAACTTTTGATTTATTCGGTGGAACTTATACAACCGGGCTTGATAGCATTGTGGCCGATTTATTGCACTTTACAGGTTTTTCAGCTCAATTTGTGTATGACAATGTTGCTCCTGCTGCTAAAAACTTCCTAGCAGGTGAATCATGTATAAATACAGTTACATATGCGGCCAAAATATCTATGACAGCAGGTGAATTTACTGTTGTTACAGATACAAGCGGTAATAAATGGGCGGTAGCGGCAACTTCCGCGCCCGCCTCATCAGCTATTTGGACAGCGATACCGGCAGGAAGAAAAGCTATTTGTGATCTATCAAGCGCAACAACTGATGTTGAAGTTGCTGCGCTTTTTGAATTGTCGTTTGATGGGTTGGTTGGTTTTACTGCTTTATGCGTAACCGATGATACTCCAGCAGATGGAAAGTTGACGTTTACTCATGTTGTTCGCGCTCCTGTAGTAGCTATCGCGTGTTATAGCGGAACGGAAGTTGTTTCCATTATTGTTACAAATAATGTTGACAATGTAGGCGTAGCTTCTACCGTTGCTGTATTGGCAAACACAATTACTATTTCAGGCCATGGTTTAGTAACGGGCTTAAAAGGGCAATTGACAACTACTGGCGGCACATTACCGACAGGCGTCACAACTGGAACTGATTATTTTGTCATTTACATCGATGTTGATACAATAAAATTAGCCGCTTCTTTGGCCGATGCAATTGCAGGAACCCCGAAAGATTTAACAAATCAAGGTTCTGACGGTGAAACTTTTACTTTCACAGCTACCGCTTTGACTGCCTGCATTGCTAAATTGCAAGGGTCAAACGATGGAACTAATTACACCGATTTAGCGAGTCAAACCGTTACTATTACTGGTGATGGTAGTTCTCTGTTTAATCAATACGGGGTTTATTACCGCTATGTAAAAGCTAATTTAGCGATGACAGCAGGTCAATTGACAATAAGCGGAAAATTAATTACAAAAGGCGAGTGATTAGGTCAGGTAGGCTTTTGACGTGATATTGAAGATATTTGAATTTTGGAGGGAATTAAGGCTAATCACTGTAGAAAACGGATACTACAATCAAACTCGCTTAGATGCTATATTTAAGTGAGTTTTGTTTTTTGAGTATTCTTTTTTGTATTCAACTTCAATGCGGTTTCTTTCGGCTATGGCTATTGGATCGGTGAGTATCTTATTTATATGCTCTAATATTGTATCGAGAGTGATGCCGGACGCAGCAGATATGACAATTGTAGATTGCAAAATAACTCCCAATGATACCCAAGGGTGAATTTCTGGTTTTATAATGATGTCACAAATTTTTCCGGTCATTTCTTGAGATGTTTCTACTATCTTTTTCATTCTTCAACTTCCCATGATTCAAATCGGTAACTTCCGGCTCTATCTAATTCTTTGAGTCTTTTGACTTCTTTTTCCGCCGATTCTTTTGAGGCCCTTACGTCAATTGTGAAACCGGAATCCGTGATTAAATATACCAATAGTTCATTTTTCTTTTCCATTTTTCCTCACAATTTCGCAAATAATAACAGCTCTAGAGTATGGAATAATCCACATTTCATATAATCTTTTGACTTGGCATGTCTTAGCTAATTCGCATTGCTGGCAATTCACTTGAACATGTATCCCACTTTACCGCCTATTGTTTGATTTACTCCACCAAACATGCCGAATAAACCAGCTTCAAAGCTATCACCGATTGGGATTGTAACGTATGGACCCGCGATAAAAGATTTATAAATATAGGCGTCAACTGCATATTCATCTGTCGGAGACGGAGAAGTTGATAATCCATCTTGTGCGTAGGCCCCCATTAAACCCAGTGTTAAACCCCTTTTAGCTGGTTTTTCAACGATGGTTTCAACTTTCTTTTCCACAATCTTTTCAACGGAGATCTCTTTTGTTTTATAGACTGTTTTTATCTCAGGAGCTGGACAATCTGTTTGGAATTCAGCATTTGTTAAATCTTTTTTAGCTCTTTCATTATCTGCTTTCAGTTTTGCAATTTCTTTAGTTAGTTTCTCTATCTCTTTTTTTTGAGCTTCGCAGGGATCTTTATCTTTACATTCAGAATCTATTTTAACTAGCTTCATTCCTTTCGGTACGTCTTTGATGTTATTTTCTGGCCCTTCTCCTGCAAATGCTTTGGGTAAAAAATAGCCAATAGATAACGCTATGATTATCTGAATTACTGTTATTAATTTCATCTTAGTTCCTTTCATAGAGTGTTTTTTTTAGAAACATACACCATCATTTTTTATATTATATAGATACCTATCATGTACATTGATGATAATGCTTTGCCATCTATTTTGGATACAGGCACAAACAATGATACAGCCAGAACAGTAATTTCCGGGGTCAGAAGGATACGGTGGGTAAATAATTACCGGGGGCTGTGGAATTGGTGGAACGGGTATAGGTGGTTGCGGCGCAGGCGTTTGAACAACTACCGGCCCTGATTCCCCTTTATCTCCCCTATCCCCTTTATCTCCCTTGTCGCCTCTATCTCCCCTTGTACCGGCTTCCCCTTTGCTACCGGGTTCACCCTTGGCACCAGCTTCCCCTTTAGCTCCTGTCTCGCCTTTTGGCCCTTTGATTGTGTCAACTCTTTCTTTACCATCACCGCACGACAATGAAATTATCATAACTGCAATGATTGTGATTTTTTCAATAAATTTTCTAATGAAATAACCCATTTTTCTCCCATTTCTGTTTCGTTATTGCGCCATCGATAAATCACGGCGGTTCCTATTCCTAGTGCAAAGGCTACTTTTCTTAAACTACCAAAATGTTCAGCCGCTTCATTCAAAAGTTTTGTTGTATATTTTGGGTGAAACCCGTGAACTATAATTCTTCTACCCATAAAATCCTCTAAACAAATTGGTCTCATCCTGCCTAGTTTTTGATTGCTTGGCAGTAACCGCTATTATAAACAAGATGAGATGGATAGAAAAACATGATTTTATTTTCATGTCAATACAAAATTAAAAAACGTAGGCGACTTTTCGCTTGGGAAGGATTTCAAAACCTTTAACAATGCGATGGGATTTAACCACGTCATCGTTTTCCTCAAGATATTCTCGCAATTCCTTCTGATTTTCGGCTACATGTGTAACTTGCACAATGAAATATTTGCTTTTAGCACGACCTTCTTTTTCAGCTTTAGCCTCTTCTTTTTCATCCGCGATTTCATCAACGACAGACTCTAATTCGTCAAAAACATCAGTCATATAACTTTTCCTTTTACAAATGAGGATTTTTAAGTATGTTAAACATACATAAGATTTATTCGAAAGGAAAGTAAAAATGGCTCCAATTTTAAAAAAAAGTAACGATTTAAAGCGCGTTACAATTTGGGTAAATAAGAAACAATGGAGTAGGTTAAACAAGATAGCTCCAAGCGGAAATAGATCAAAAGCAATAAGATGGTGTATCGACAAAATTGTTTCCAAGGAATTGGCTCTAAATTTTAAATCGGGGGTTGATTGATGAGACTCAGTAATCTAAGACTGACAATACTTATGATCTACAACAGCAGGTTAAATTCCGCTGAAAAATCGGTGATGATTTGTATCGCGGCTCATGGCACTGATGTTGCATCTAAACAAATTGACATAGAGATAATAAGCCAAGCGGTGTCTTTGTCGCGGTCTGTTGTTGACAAAATTTTGATCGATCTGAACAGGATAGGATATGTATTAACTTCCTATATAGAAAAGAATGGTAAAAACTACACACATTTCTCATTAACTGACAAAATAACAACGGAATATTCACAAGTTAATGAAATTAAATCTTGCAAAAGGATAAAGAAAGGTGAGTCATTTTTAAACCCAAAAACTTTGGCGTACAAAGATGAGTGACTATTGGAAAAAATGCGTTATTCACCATAAAAACCTAACATCTACACAGAAGTTTTTAGCTTTAGCGTTATATGAACTCAGTTTCTTTGATCCGTTCACGGGGAAAAGATATACTGAGATATCATACAAAAATGCGAGTGCTGCCTTAAAAATAGGCACTAAAACAGTGTATCGAGCTGTTCAAAAATTAAGCAGCAATGGTTTTTTGTCAATCAAGCCGCAACAGGGAAAAGGGTATAGAAATCAATCGAATATCTATTATCTAATCATGCCGGTGTGATTATGTTTTTTGGGATTGTTTTGTTTATAAAAATGAAAAGCCCGAAACGATATTGCGCGTTTCAGGCTTTTACGATAGAACATTTTCTCATTAACCTACAAAAATTAGGAGAAAACAAACTGTGTATAATACAACCAATAAACATACACAAGATTTAATTTCTCCTACTAACAAGACGGAACTATGAAAACCGTCATGGAGAAATTTAAATATGCATAATTCCGCGCAAAAAATCAATACATCAGCTCAAAAAAACATTTCACTTTCTTCAATCAATGTGAAAAATACTGTTCGTCATATTAAGTTTTTGACTGAAACAGAGTTAAAACTACTCGATTTGATTCTTGAGGAATCGAAACTTGGTAAAAATGGACATAATTTAAAAACATTTCATGACTGGGCTAATGGGTCTATCGGATATCTTATCAATCGATCAAAAGAGAGCGTTAGGATAGCCAAGGAAGGATTGCAGGCTAGAGGTATCATACTAATTGATGGTCTTAACTGGGCTGAACAAACAATGGAAGTTGACGGTAGATTAGTAAGAACTAAAACACCATATAGACAGAGAGTACAATTAACCGAGCAATTTATTTCTTGGTTCCATGATTGCGTGGCAAACCGAAAAATAATGCCATTCCGAGAATTCGGATATTGTGACGGATATATCATAAAAAGAGAGTTTGTTACTATGCGATCACGGTTTGCGAGATTGAAATATAATACGGGAAAAATGTTGATAACTATGTGTAATTGCTGTGAATCAGTAGCAGGTGGATTGGTGAGGGGGGTAACCTATCCGCTTGGCTCATTTGCTAAGATACAAGACAACTCAAATCATAAAGATACAATTTTAAATACCCACGGCTATCTTCCTTCTCAGGAAAAGGGTGCATTGAAAGACAAATTCAATAACCCGCTTTTAGCCAATCTTTCTTCCTATACTCACAAGAAAGTGAAGATATGGACCGACGCAACTACAAGAATTTGCAAACAATTAATGGATTCAGGCATGACCCAAGTTGAAGTTGCAAGGGCTATGATCCATCAAAACTATGTCAATTCGATTAATGAGTTTAACGACAAATATTCACCGCCAATGATTTGCTAAGTTAAATCCTAAGCACTAAAACATTGACTAGGACAGCATAAAAATAACAGATAAGGGATAGGTATGTCTGAAATAAATAACAGCTATTATGCGTCATCTTTCGATGAATTTAGAGCTAAGGGAATTCCAGAGCAAAAAGTGAATTGGTTTGAAATATATGTCAAAAAGGAAAAGTCTTTTGAAAAGTCAATTATGGATTTGGATGAAAAAATGAACTTGATGATTAGAACTATGGGTAATCTTGAGAAGGTGCTTATGTCTAAAATGGAATATTTAGAACATAGGATTGATCATTAAATGATTAATTTCATCAAGGGAGTCCAAACGCGCAAAGAATTGTCGATTTGTGAGAAATATATGCTTATCTGCATTGCTGCAAAATTAGAAGCTATGAATTCAAAAACGGTAACAATGCCATTTCATGAGATTCAGTCAGAGTTTGATCTATCCGTTTCCACCATCCGGGCGAATGTCGAAAGATTGAAATATAAGGGATATCTGATAGTTTATAAACATCATTTCGACGATAACGGAAATGCACCAAATGAATACGAATTAACTGAAAAATGCTATTGCACGTCATGACATTCCGTGTTACAAAATTGTTGCATAAACTTTGTATAACTGACTTTTGGAGATAGAACTATGTCAAAAGAACTCGCTACACAGACTGAACTCGATAGAAAAGTTGATTTACTGCTGTCGCTTTCGACCACAACAAAAAATGATGTTAAAAAAGCATTGGATCGAAATTTCCTTAAGATCTTGGTCGATGCTAACCCTGACATGGATAAGAAATACTTGCTTGATTTTATTCACAAAGCGCAACTTACCGGCGCCGATCCACGATTAAACCAAATATATCTTATCCCTCATAAGACAACTAATTATCAGACAGGAGTTACCGAGTACAAAGGCACTGTAATGTTTAACTACATGTTTTACATGCAGTTAGCGCAGCAAACAGGGCAGTTAGAAGACTGGGGCTATGAAGTTGTTGAAGATTCATATCTCGATATCATATCGGGAATAAAAAAGCCAAGCTGGAAAGCTACTGCATGGGTTAAACGCAAAGGAAGGGAAAAAGTAGCTTATGAGTGTGATTTTTGGGAGATTGCAAAACTAGATTTTAAAACAGGGCTTCCAACAGCAACGTGGAAAGCAGCTCCCAAGTTTATGATGCGCAAATGCGCGATAGCAGGCGCTTTTAGATGGGCATTTCCAGAGACTATGGGTAATTTTTATATTTCAGAGGAAATGGATAAAGTAATTGATATTGAGATAAGTCAGCCTAGCACGTTGGTTAAAAAAGAGGCAATTGCTCAAAAAGTAAGCACACAAGCCAAATTGGCTGAGACTGTTCAAAAAATAGACAGTGAACAAAATTTTGAGCATGAACCAGAATTTTCTACAGAACAGCAGTCAATGGATTCTTTGAATGCAGTTAATGAACTAAATGAAATCGATTTAGTACGTGAACTTGACATAGAAGATATGCGCGGGGAATTGATGGACACGCTCGAAACCATGGATAATGCATTTTTTGAAGGGATGAAAAAAACTAAAGCGGAAATTTTAGTTCAAATTTCACTTGAGAAAAAACTTGAACATATGAAGAAGATGTATGATTTTATAATTGAAAAGATGAATCAAAATAGGCAACAATAAACTACTCCAAAAGAAATACCAGACCACATAAAAGCCATGTTTATCATGGTTTTTTTTATATCACCTTACCATTCTCAGCGGCCCACTTCTTAAATTCTGCTATAGTTCTTATGATCTTTCCCTTGCCTAAATCTAATACTTCCCCGCGCTCTAGTACTGAAATGCATTCTTCTATTGTCTTTGGTATCGGTGGGGCTGAGTTATTAAGTTCAGCTACTTTAGCCGCGCAGTCATGGCAAAGCTCAAATTTTTCGGTAACAACGTAGTTACCAAGGAAGATGGATTCTTTCAAAACTTGGATCGGCAATGATGTTGTTACATCGTAAATCACGTAGTCAGAAGGCTCTAATTCATACACTTTATCACCACATTTCACCCTTGCACCAATGCAAGTCATTTTGGGCTTTTGTGGTGGTTGGAACGGGTCATTAGGGTTATAACTAGCTCCCATATACGTTGATGCCGTAGCCGACACAACTTCACCCATGATGTTCTCAACATAGTTTAGTTTCATAAAAGGATACCATTGCAGCGCGATGACTTTTTTGGGTACTCTGATGAAAGTTGACAAGTTAGCTCCAAAAATTGACAGTGTTTTAAAAAATCGATAGTGTTACAATAGTAGCACACACCAAGGAAGGAATAAACATGATAGACGTTCAGGCG